GGACTACCTCGGCTTCTTCCAGTTCGTACACAACGCGCGCCGGCGCGGCAAAGCCCTGCTCGGCACGCTCATCGCAGGCCTGGTTGCGTGACGGATCCGGCACCACCCCGGAACCCGACAAGAGCCTCGTCTTATAGACACATGGCATCGCGTGCTCCACAAACCTGGCTTGGGCAAGCCGGAACGAGCCGGCGCAGGCTCTCACGCCAGCCACAATAAACGCAACGAAAAAGAATGGCTGCTTAGCGGGCTTCTGGAAAATAATCCTTGAACGGCCGCCCCAGGAAGTCCAGGACTCCGGGCTAGGATGGCTGTTGGCGCGCGGCGCCGGGCTGTCCGTTTCCGAATTTTTGAGGGCGGTGGCATGTTCCAGACGATCTGTGACCTGATTCCGGCTGATCCGGAGTGCTCGGCGCGGGCGCGGCGGCTGGTGGTGATGCGGCGGGTGCTGGACGGCACGCTGTATGACGTCCTGCCGTATGAGTTCCATGACGAGCGGTCGAGTTCCGGGGAATACATTCCGCTAAGGCGGCGGCGGCCGAGCGTGCGGTACGCGCTGAGCCGGGTGGTGGTGGAGGACAGCGTGGCGCTGCTGTTCAGCGACGGGCACATGCCGGCGGTGATCAGCCCGGACGTTGCGGTGCGGGACGCGCTGGCGGCGCTGGGGCGGGAGTGCCGGCTGAACCAGGTGATGACGGAGGCGGCGATCCGCGGCAGCGTGGGGTCGGCGTGCATCTTGCTGCGGATACTGCGGGGGCGGGTGTTCCTGGACGTGCTGGATACTGCCTGGCTGGTGCCGGTTTGGGACGGGGAGGCGCCGGATACTTTGGCCTCGGTGACGGAGCGGTACAAGGTGCCGGGGGCCGATCTGCTGGCGGCGGGGTTCGAGGTGCCGGATGCGGCGGCGACGTATTGGTTCCAGCGGCGGTGGGACGCGTTCGAGGAGACGTGGTTCATCCCGCAGATCGTCGGGGATGCCGAGGACCCGGCGGTCGATGGCGTGCGCAGCGTGCGGCACGGGCTGGGGTTCGTGCCGCTGGTTTGGGTGCGGAACCTGCCGGGGGGCGAGGCGCCGGACGGGGCGTGCACGTTCCGGGCGGCGGTGGAGACGGGGATCGAGATCGACTACCAGCTCAGCCAGGCGGGGCGGGGGCTGAAGTATTCGTCCGATCCGACGCTGCTGATCAAGGAGCCGGCAGGCATCGAGGGCGACCTGATGCGCGGGGCCGGCAACGCGCTGGTGGTGAGCGAGAAGGGCGACGCGCGGCTGCTGGAGATCGGCGGCACGGCGGCGGGGGCGGTGCTGGACTATGTTCGGGTGCTGCGGGAGCTGGCGCTGGAGGGGATGCACGGCAACCGGGCGGATGCGAGCCGGCTGGGGGCGCCGCAGTCGGGGCGGGCGCTGGAGCTGATGAACCAGGGGCTGGTTTGGCTCGCGGACAGCTTGCGGGTGAGCTACGGCGAGGCGCTTTTGCAATTGTGCCGGATGATGCTGCGGGCCGGACTGGTGTATCCGCTGGCGGTGGGCGGGCGGGCGCTGGAGGGGCTGGACGCGGAGGCGGAGCTGCGGCTGGCCTGGCCGCCGTGGTATCCGGCGACGAGCGAGGACCGAGCGCGGGATGCGACGACCTTGGTGGCGCTGGTGGCGGCCGGGCAGTTGAGCCGGGAGACGGCGCGGCGGCTGCTGGCGGCGGATTGGGGCCTGGTGGATGTGGCGGGCGAACAGGCCCGGGTGGATTGCGAGTTGGGGAGCGCTGCGGCATGAGCGACGATTTGGGCGGGCTTGTTGAGTTTACCGGGGATGTTCCTGGGGAGGTTGCGGCGCTGCGGTCACGGCTGGTGCAGGCGGAGCTGCGGACCGAGGCGGTGCGGGCGGGGATGGTGGATCTCGATGGGGTGCGGCTGGTCGATGTGTCGGCGCTGGTGCTGGGGGCGGACGGGATCGAGGGGGGCGCTGCGCTGATGGCGCGGATGCGGGAGGCGAAGCCTTGGCTGTTCGGGCGCGGCGGGGCCAACAGCAGCAGCACGGGGCGGGTGCCGGTGGTGGTGCCGGCCAAGGTCAGGACGGTGATGGAGATGTCGGAGGAGGAGTGGCGGGCGGCGCGGGCGGAGCTGCTGCGGCGGCGTTGATTTGCGGTCTGATAAGAAATTTTGCCTTGGTAAGAAAAAAAGCTTGCACGGGCGCCCCGGGAATTCGATGAGTCTTTCCTAAGGTGGCGGCCGTGCGGCGCGGCTGACCTATCGATGGTTTTTCCAACCCGCCCGGCGTTCGCCGCGGCGGGCTTCACGCGTTGGCACGAGGGCAACAGCTATGGGCATCCAGAACTTCCCGGCGATCCTGCAGCCGATTTTGCAGCAGGGTTTCCTTGAGCGCGAGTTCCAGTCGGCGATGAGCTCGCGGCTGGGCTACCGGGCGTGCGCGGACCGGCAGGAGTTCGCGGTGGGGATCGGCGAGACGCTGACCAAGACGCGGGCTGGGCTGAAGCCGAGCGTCACGGTGCCGCTGGCGCCGGCGACCAACACCAACCTGGACAACGGGCTGGTGCCGCAGGGCTGGGGGGTGGAGCAGTTCACCATCACCATCAATCACTACGCGGCGACGACGGACCTGAACATGGTGACGTCGCGGGTGGGGATTGCCGGGCAGTTCCTGCAGAATGCGGCGATCAACGGCGAGCAGGCGGCGCGCAGCCTAGACGAGTTGGCGCGCAATGCTTTGTTCGCGCCGTATTTTGGCGGGAATACGCGGGTGCGGGTGGCGCTGGGTTCAGCCGGGCCGGTGGTGGCGGTCGATGACCTGCGCGGGTTCACCACGGCGTTCATCAACGGGGTGCAGACGCCGGTGGGCGCTACGACCAGCCTGACCGTTACTATCGGGGCCGGGGTTTATACTGTCGTGGGCACCACGGCGGATGGGGTGAACAGCTCGACAACGCCGGGGGGCGTTTCGGGGACGCTGACGTGCTCGAGCAACCTGAGCGTGCCGGACGGGGCGCTGGGCAGCGCCGTGCAGGCGGCGAACGCGAGCGTCGTGGTGCGGCCGGGCGGGCGGGGGACCACGGCGGCGCTGACGGTCGGGGACACGCTGACCATCGGGGTGCTGCTGGATGCGGTGAGCAAGCTGCGGCTGAACGCGGTGCCGGAGATCGACGGGGCGTACAACTGCTACCTCGATCCCGTCAGCGCGCGGCAGTTGTTCGCGGACGGGGATTTCCGGCAGTTGTTCCAGGGGGCGACCAGCAGCAACCAGGTGTTCCGCCATGGCATGGTGAACAATTTCCTGGGGTTGCGGTTCATTCCGACGACGGAGGCTTTCGTGCAGCCGCATCCGGGGCTGGCGGGCGTCGTGGTGCGGCGGCCGATCATCGTGGGGCAGGGGGCGCTGATCGAGGGGGATTTCGCCGGGATGGCGGAGCAGGACGTGGCGCCGGCGGACAGCATCGTGAGCCTGGTCGATGGGATCGTGATGGTGACGCGCGAGCCGATCGACCGGCTGCAGCAGATCATCGCGCAGAGCTGGTACTGGATCGGCGGCTTCTGCGCGCCGAGCGACACGCTGACCAACCCGAGCGTGGTGCCGACGGCGACCAACGCGGCGTTCAAGCGGGCGGTGATGGTGGAGCATGTCGGGTAGGAGGATGCACCCATGCTGAGCGACGGCGAGCGGACGGATGCGCGGCGGTTCCTGGGCTACCCGGTGTATGGCGCGGAGCGGGCGGGCAACATGGGGTGGCGGTTTTACCAGGCGAGCGGGGCGGTGGAGTACCGGCTGAGCAACCTTTCCGGGTCGGAGGAGGGAGTTTTGCGGGGGTATTTGACCACGCTGGGCGGGCTGGAGCGGGCGATCCCGGAGGCCGGGGCGGGGCTTGATACCGCCTCGGCGGCGGGGTGGGTGCGCAATCCCAAGGAACTGGTCGATCGGGAGCGGCTGTTCGACCAGTGGCGGCGGCGGCTGTGCGCGTTCCTGGGCGTGCCGCCGGGGCCGGCCTTGGCGAGCGGCGTTTCCGTTTCGTTAATAGTGTGAGGGCATGATGGACGGGGCGACGCTGGCCGACCGGCTGAGCCGGGGGATGGGGGCGGCGGCGCGGGTGTTCGGCACGCCGTATGACGCGTTCCGGCCGCGGGGGGCGGGCGATCCGCTGCGGACGGAGCTGCGGTTCCTGCGGCTGCCGGCGGCGTTCGACGGCGGGGACCCGGGGTATCGGCGGCCGTCGGGGTATGAGCGGGCGCAGCGGGGGACGTTCGACAGCGCATACCTGCAGGTGGGCGACCTGCTGCGGGGGGCGCGGGGCGTGTTCTTCGTGGCGCTGCTGCCGGCGCTGAACCGGCCGCTGTGCGTGCTGACCAATGCGGTGGTGCACGCGTCGCGGCCTTTGGGTCCGGGCGACATTGGGTTGAGCGGCTATGGCGGGGTGCAGACGGCGCGGCTCGGGGCGGTGCTGTCGGGGTGGCCGGCGCAGTTGCTGCCGGGCGGCGGCGGGCGGCCGGGCGGGATGCCGGGGGATGGCGGGCTTGGAGAGTTCGGGCTGCTGCTGCCGTTGGGGGCGCCGGCTTTGCGCGGGTCGGATGTGGTCGTGGATGAGATCGGGCGGCGGTTCGTGGTGGGCGCGGTGGCGCTGACCGAGCTGGGCTGGCGGTTGTCGCTGCGGCAAGTGGGGGCCTGAGCCATGCCGGACCAAGCGGAGGTGGAGGCGGCTTTGGCGGCGACGGTGGCGGGGGCGCTGTATCCGCAGGGGGCGGATCAGGTCTCGGCGGCGGGCGTGGCGTGCCGGGTGTATCGCGGGTGGCCGACGGCGGCGGCGCTGGAGGCGGACCTGGCCCAAGGGATCGCGCATGTGACGGTGCAGCCGGCGGCGGGCGCCGTGCGGGACACCACGCGGTTCCTGGGCGAGTGGCAGGGGGTTGCGGCCCCGTCCACGCTGACGGTCGCGGTGGATGGCGAGGCGGTGTCGTTCTCGGGCGTTGCGGCGGCGGGGCAGGTGGCAGGGGTGCGGGTCGATGGCGCGGCGCATGCCTACCGCGTGCGGGCCGGGGACACGCCCGGCGTGGTGGCGGCGGTGCTGGCGGCGCTGGTGCGGCAGGGTCGCCCGGCGGAGCTGCATGGCGACGGATTTTTGCTGGCCGGCGGCGTCGCGATCGCCGCGCGGGTGGTGACGGACGGGGTTGGCGGCACGGAGCTGCGGCGGCAGCGGGCCGGGTTCCGGGTGACGGCGTGGTGCCCGGGCCCTGAGGAGCGCGACCGCGTGGCGGGGTGCGTGGATGCGGGGTTGGCCGCGGTGCAGTTCCTCGATGCCGGGGGCTGGGGGTGCTGGCTGCGGCTGTCGGGCGGGTCGGTGGCGGATGCGGGATCGGCGGCGGGGATCTGGCGGCGGGACCTGCTGTACAACATCGAGTATCCGACCGTAGCGGCGGGCGCGCTGCCCTCGATGTTGTTTGGCGTTGCTGTGGCGGACGGGGTTTCTGCGACGGTCTAGTTTGCCTGTACTCTCTGAGAGGGAAAAAACATGATCCATTTGGTCGTGGTGCGGTCGTTCGGGCCGTACCGGATTGGCGACGTGGTGCGCGACGCGGACGAGATCGAGCGGCTGCTGGCGTCCGAGCACGCCGTGCACGTCGTGCGGATGCAACCGCCTGAGGAGGACTGATCCATGCCGATCGTGCAAGCGGGAAGCCTGAATACGACGGCGCTGGTGGTGCCGGATCTGTATGTGCAGATCGTGCCGCCGCAGAACCTGGTGCTGAACGGGGTGCCGACGAACGTGATCGGCGTCGTGGGGTCGGGGAGCTGGGGGCCGGTGAACCAGCCGGTGATCGTTGCGACGATGGCGGACTATGCGCGGGCGTTCGGGCCGATCCAGGCGCGGCGGTTCGACATGGGGACGCAGGTGGCGACGGCGGTGCAGCAGGGCGCGCAGTCGTTCCGCTGCGTGCGGGTGACGGACGGGTCGGAGATGGCGGCGAGCTATGCCATCGCCTATGCGAACGGGGGTTACCCGGTGCTGCTGACGGCGCGCTACGCGGGTTCGCTGGGCAATTCGGTGGGGCTGACGCTGGGGGCCGGGTCGGCGGCGGGGACCTGGCGGCTGACCTTGGGGCTGGCGGGGCAGGTGGCGGAGAGCTTTGACAACCTGGCCGCGCCGACGCCGGCGGCGTTTTGGGCGAATTTGGTCAACGCGGTGAACCAGGGGATCGGGGCGCTGCGGGGGCCGAGCCAGCTTTGCGTGGCGAGCTTGGGGCAGATGACGGAGACGCAGCCGGCGGGGCTGTCGGCGCAGAGCCTGCTGAACGGGGCGGACGGGGCTGCGGGCGTCGGCGCGCAGACGCTGGTGGGGCAGGACGGGCTGCCGCGGCAGGGGATGTATGCGCTGCGCGGGCAGGCGTGCAGCCTGATGCTGCTGGCCGACGCGGACGACCCGGGGACCTGGGTCGTGCAGGCCGGGTTCGCGGTGCAGGAGGGGCTTTATGCAGTTTTGACTGGCCCGGCGGGGCAGGGCATCCCGGCGGCGGTGGTGGCGAAGCAGGCGGTGGGGCTGGACAGCTACTCGGCGAAGCTGATGTTCGGGGACTGGGTTTATTGGTCCGATCCCGTGGGCGGCGTGATCCGGCTGGTGAGCCCGCAGGGGTTCGTGGCGGGTCGGCTGGCGAACCTCAGCCCGGAGCAGAGCAGCCTGAACAAGCCGCTGTATGGCGTGGTGGGGACGCAGCGCGCTGGGGTGCCGGGTTCGGCGCAGTCGAGCGGGTACAGCACCGCGGAGCTGACGGCGCTGCTGGGGTCCGGGCTGGACGTGATCGCCAATCCGCAGCCGGCGGGGAGTTTCTGGGGGGTGCGGGGCGGGCATAACTCGTCGTCCAATGCTGCCACCAACGGGGACAACTATACGCGGCTGACCAACTTCATCGCGCAGACCTTGAGCGCGGGGATGGGGCAGTATGTCGGGCAGGTCATCAGTTCCGGGCTGTTCCGGCGGATACGCAGCACGCAGTTGAGCTTCCTGCAGGCGCTGCTGGGGCAGGGGATACTGGGGACGACCGACGGGGCGCAGCCGTTTACCGTCATTTGCGACGCGAGCAACAATCCGGTGAGCCGGACGAGCCTCGGCTATGTGCAGTCGGACGCGCAGATCCAGTATCAGGCGATCAACGAGCGGTTCATCGTCAATCTTGAGGGCGGGCAGACCGTGCAGGTGACGCGGCAGACTTTGCCGGCCGGGCAGATTAATTAATCGGGGAGTATGGCGATGCCTGCGAACACGTTTTCGACGGGGCGGGATTGCCAGTTGGTGGTGATCGCGCCGAAGGGGGCCGGCGGCCAGGGCGGACGGGTCGATCTGACGCATGTGACAGCGTTCGAGAGCCGGCAGATGACGCACCCGATCCGCATCGACCGGCTGGACGGGGTGCATTTGGCGGCGGAGCTGCCGAAGGGTTGGGAAGGGCATTTCGAGCTGGACCGGGGCAACTCGGCGGCGGACGACTTCATCAACGCGCTGGAGCAGGCGTGGCACGTGTCGGGCGAGCTGCAGGGCAGCACGCTGTATCAGTATGTGACGGAGACGGACGGCAGCGTGAGCACGTATCAGTTCGAGGGTGCGGTGTTCAAGCTGACCAACGCCGGGCAGTGGAAGGGCGACGCGGCGGTGCGGCAGCGGCTGGACTTCTTTGCCAGCCGGCGGAAGCGCATCTGATGGAGGCGGCACCCATGACGCCGACGCAGCGGATCGTGGCGGAGGCCGGGGCGGCGTTGAGCGTTGCGGACGGGACGGGGCGGACGCTGCAGTTCCGGCGGCCCGGCGCCTTGGACCGGCTGCGGCTGTTCAAGGCGCTGGGTCCGGTGCTGTCGGGCAACGACCGCTATGTCGGCTATGCGATGCTGGCGTTCTGCGTGACGGCGATCGACGACGTGCCGGTGCCGGCGCCGGCGAGCGAGGCGCAGATCGAGGGGCTGGTGCAGCGGCTGGGCGATGCGGGGCTGGCGGCGGTGGGCGAGGGGCTGGCGGCGGCCGCCCTGGGAAACGGCTGAGCGCGGCCGGGCCGGGTGACGGCGGCCTGGCCGCGCTGGACGCGCTGACCAGGAGCGCGGACCTCGTGGACTGTTTGTATCTGATGCGCAACGGGGTGTCGTTTGACGTGGCGTTCTCCTTGGACGTGGCGGAGCGGACGGCGTGGGTGGTGGCGCTGGGTCAGATGGATGGGCGCACCTGGGATTGGGGGGCGATGCGGTGGACCGATTGAGGGACGACGCGCTGCCGTTTGGCGTCGATACGATCGTGCTGCGGATCGCGTGGGCGGCGCCGGCGGCGCCGCAGGGGTATAACGGGCGGATGTGGCGGATGCGGCCGTTGGGGCGGGGGCTGCCGCAAAGATTAGAGTTCCTCCCAGGCGATCTAGGAAACAGTTCTGCCGCAAGTAGTGGCGATGCGCCGTATCAGGAGGCTGCCAGAGATCCCAGAGTCGATCGTATTGCAAGAGAGCTTGGAATGGATCGGACCGATATGCGGGCGGCGATCCACTCACTGAAAAAGGCAGCAGGTTTGGGTGCTGCCGATGATATATTAATAAATCCAGTTACCGGGGATGTTACCTCCAAGGGTGAATCTATCGGTAACATATTTGACGAGTAGAGTGATGTCAGACGACCCGCAACAGTTTTGTGAGCCATTTGCAATGATTGATTTCATCGGAGATGATTTGGATCCTGAAGTGATCATTCAACTATTTACAATTTCCCCAGTACGACCGAAGAAAAAGGGGGATCGACTAGGTTTGTCTGATAGTCCGTCATTGCCGGTTGCCAAAACTGGCTACTGTGGTTTTTCTACATCGAATTGTGTGTCGTCATGCTTTATGGATGATCATGTGCAATACCTTTTGGACGAGATCGAAAAGAACGGGGGGTTGCTACAAAGTATAGTGCGATCGCAAGACTTGAGTTGGTTTTTGACGTGCTTCTATGACGCGTCTCAAGAGGGCGTGTCGTCTGAGTTGGTGAGTGAGCAAAACATGGCGCGTGCAAACAAATACGGCATCGTGATCACAACCGCCTTGGACGGCATAGTCAGCATGAGTGGCCATCGCCGAACAAGTTGAGCATAAGCCCGAAGCAGCGGACCGTGGCGGAGGCTGTGGCTGCGTTGAGCGTTGCGGACGGGACGGGGCGGACGCTGCAGCCCCGGCGGCTCGGCCGCGCTGAGCGACCCGGAGTTGTTCCGGCTGGAGCTCTACGAGGTGAAGCGCTCCCAGTTGGAGGAGATCGACCCTGGGAACCGTGAGCTGCAGCGGCAGTATCTCAACGGGCCGGGAGGCTTCTTGCCGACGGACGCCGAGGTTGACGCGCTCGTGCAGGCTTTGCAGGACGCGCGCGGCGTTCGGCCAGCGCTGCAAGGGCCGGTGAACACGTTTGACAACCCAGGCAGGCCGGCAGCGCCAAGGGTCCTGGGTAGTGACGTCAAGACCATTGGGATACAGGTCCGGGGACGCTTCCCAACGACGCCGCAAACGCCGAACACCGTCATGTATCGCGCGGACAGCAATGGCGCTATTACAAGCTATCAAGTTTGGGCTGCGGACGGCTTTCCCGCCTACAGAGTTGATACAACAGGTGCGTCTCACGGGGGCATCCCTACACCACACGTCACCGAGTTTGGTCATAATCTATCACCAACAGGACAGGAATTTGTGGGGAGCCCAAGCTTTCCTAGACCAGCAACACCGAGAAAAATCCCATGATGCCGGAAGATCAGAAAGCATTACAACGGGTAAAGCACCTTGAAGTAAAGATATATAAGGGATTACATCTCAATGCTCGCAATATAGACACGAACGTTATTGACCAGTGGATCGAACTGAAGGGAGGTTCACCTGCCGTCCTTGAGAAATTGCTGAACCATATACACGTATTCGACCTCTTTCCTG